GCCCGCGACCTGTCCGCAGGTACGGCAACGGATGGTGCGGAACTGGTGGCATCCAACCTGCTGGCAGGCAGCTACATCGAGGCACTGCGCAACAATATGTGCACGATGAAGCTCGGCATCACCATGCTGCCTGGTTTGATCGGTAACGTGGAAATCCCGCGCCAGACGAGCGGAGCGGCCGCAACCTGGGTCAGCGCAGAAGATGGCGACTCCACCGAAGGCGAGGCCCAGTTCGATCAGGTGACGCTGTTACCGAAAGACCTGGCGTGTCACACCGAGGTTACCCGCCGCCTGTTGATGCAGTCCACCCCGGCTATCGAGGGGATCGTGATGCGCGACCTGGCGATTGCTCAAGCACTGGGCATTGACCTGGCTGTGATGTACGGATCCGCAGGCAGCGGCCAGCCGCGCGGCATCAAGAACCAGACCGGCGTCAACACGTTGGATTTGGGCGCAGCGGCTCCGACCTATGCGGAGATCATCCAGATCGTCAAGAAAGTGCTGGAAGATAACGCGCTGGTTGGCTCGCTGGGTTGGGCAATCTCGCCCGCAGGATGGGAAGACCTGAAAACTACCAGCAAGCAGTCGTCTGGTGTTGAGGGCAACTTCATCCTCGGCGACAACGACATGATTGCTGGCTACGGCTATCAGGTGAGCAACCAAGTGACTGCTGAGGAGTACTTCTTCGGCGACTGGTCGCAGGTGTTGCTGGGCGAGTGGGGCGGCATGGAAATCAACGTGGACCCCTACACCCACAGCCTGAAGGGAAAGATCCGTTACATCATGTTCAAGACTGTTGATGTTGCGGTTCGCCACCCTGAGTCGTTCTGCTACAGCCACGACGGCATAGCGTAACAGCCAGCCAGCCCGAGGGGCCGAAAGGCCCCTATTCTTTCGGAGAATGAACAAATGAATATTTCCCAAATGAACATAGTTGAGCTGTTGCCGATGCTGTTACGCACGTCGACGGCGACCGGCACAGGGAAGGACGTTAGCGAGTATTCCGGTTTTTGCCATGTGATCCTGCAAAGTACCGCGGCGACTGTCGGCACAAACCCGACGCTGAACGTCAAGCTTCAGCACAGCGACGTAGTGGGCAGTGGTTACGAGGACATTACCGGCGCGGTATTTGCCGAACTGACCGCAGCAGCGGATGTTACATCCATGATTACCATCAAGCCGGATGAGCTGAAAAAGTTCGTGCGCGCAGTTGGAACCATTGCCGGCACCAGCACGCCAACATTTAGCTTCGGCGTGTCGATGGTTGGATGTCTGCAGTCTGGCCGCAACTCCTCGCAGGTGGTGTGATGCGCATCCTGATGCTGAAATCCAAGGTGTGCGGGGGTGTTTTTGTCAATCCCGGCGACGTGGTGGAGGCATCCAGCGCGGATGCCTTTTACCTGCTGGCTACCAAGGCCGCAGTGCGCGCGCCGGATGGCGAGATTGCCGAGGAATCCCCGAAGCGCGGGCGCAAGAAGGCCCCGGAAAACCGCATGATCAGCGGCGAGGAACTGGAAAACCGTGGCATTGAGTGACGACATTTCCAGCGACATGGCGCGGGTATTCCTCACTGACTTCGCGGTGACGGTCACGGCGACGACCTGGGGCACAACGCCATCGGCGATCTTCGACCGGGACTATGTGGAGTACAGCGATATTTCCAGCGTGATGCCGTCGCTACTGATGCGGGATGAGGACGTGTCCAGCGACTATGCCGAGGGCGACTTGTTCACGGTGGAGTGCGTCGATTACAAGCTGGTTGACAAACAATACGCGGAGCCCGGCATGACTCGCATTGTGCTGGCGCTCGCGTGAATATCGAGTTCAAGAGCGACAACAAGAAGTTGCTGGCGCACCTGAAGGATTTAAAGGAAAAGGTGACCCCGGCTGCCGAGGCGAAAGCGCTCAACAGCACGGCCAACTACATCGTGCGCGGAGCGGTGAAGATTGCGGCCACAAAAACTGGCGTACAGGCAACGCTGTTGCGCAAGCGGATTGCCGTACCACGTGGAAAGAAAGCCACGGCAAGGACACTGAAAACGGTTGTGTTCGGCGGCCTGTGGGTTGTTCCGGTTGTCAAAATCAACCCGAAGCCGCGAAAACTTGCCGGCGGACGGGTGAAGTACAAGACTGTGCCGGGCGATGCGGTCAGGACAGATGCGTTTATTGCCAAAACAACGAAAGGAACTGATCGGGTGTTTTTCCGCGACAGGCCATCACGGAAGCCGCGTAAGCCGCCGAACTATCCAGGGTTGCCGATCAAGAACATCACCGCAGACATCGGCCCACACGTCAGGCGCGCAATCGAGGGCTACGGCGGCGGGCAGGAATCACAGAACTACTACAAGCAGCGGCTGTTTAAAGAGATGGACCGCGCAATCAGCGGCAACCTGCGCCGCTACGGGATACGGGTCAGATGACACACGCACGGCAGGTTATCCGCGACGAGATATGCGCGAGGCTGGCAGACATTGCCGACGTGACGGTGGTCAACTCCCGCGCGTACCCGATTGTCACGCTGCCGTCGATATCCGTTTACACGCTGACGGAATCGAGTGTATCCGAAAACGTCACGATTAATGCGCCGCGGCGGTACTCGCGCACGCTGGCGGTCAGCATATCCATCGCCGTGCGAGAGATTGACCAGGGTGACGAGATGGCCGACGTGTACGCCGCACAGGTGGAACAACGAATGGCCGCAGACGTGACCCTGGGTGGGCTCGTGACGGATTCCACGCTGACCCAGACCGACACCGAGATTGACGGCAGCACCGACAAACCGACCTACATCATGCGTATGGTCTATGAGATTTGGTACAGGACCACGGCAGACAACCCCGGCGCCGTGATCTGACGGTAACGCGACACACACAACCCGCTTAGTGCGGGTTTTTTTATGCCTGAAGTTTGGAGGGCAACACATGGATTACATCAGTTTCTACGTTGACAAGAAGGGCGTGCGGTACGGCGTCGATCTGGCAACGGGAAAAAAGACGCGGCTATCTCAGGATGTCGCCGAACAAGACGAACAGGCCGCAGACGATGCAGCCCCTGTTGAACCTACTACTCAAGACGAGGGCTAACCCATGCCGCTGTTATCACGCAAAAAATTGCTTCTGGCAAAAACGGAAGTCTCTTATGGAACCGACCCGACGCCGACCGGGGCCGCTAACGCTATCCTGACCAGTGACCTCTCGATCAACCCGCTGGCCGGATCATCGGTATCGCGCAACTTCGACCGCGCCGCGTTCGGCAATTCGCTGAACATCAAGACGGCCACGTTCGTGGAAATCTCGTTCATGGTGGAGATTGCCGGATCGGGTGACGCGGATACCCCGCCAGCATACGGCCCGCTGCTGCTGGCCTGCGGATTCTCGCAGACGATCAACGCGGCCACCAGCGTGGTTTATGCACCGATCAGCGCTGCCATCGGCAGCATTACGCTGTATTTCCACCACGATGGCCAGTTGCACGAGGTCAACGGCGCGCGCGGTACGGTGTCGCTGAATCTGGACGCGGGCGGGATTCCGAAATACGCCTTTACCTTCACCGGCCTGTATGTCGCGCCGACTTCAACAGCAGACGCCACGCCCACGCTGTCGGGCTTTATGACGCCCCTGGCTGTGACCAACACCAACACGCCGACCTTCTCCCTGCACTCCACGGATGTGGTGATGAATGCCTGCTCGATTGATATCGGCAACAGCGTGATTCACCGGGATGTCGTGAACAGCGAGCGCGTGGACATTGTAGACCGGGCGGTTGCTGGCTCCGTGTCTTTCGAGGCCCCGGCGATCAGCGACAAGAACTGGTTCGCAATCTCCAAAGCCGGGACCACTGGCGCGCTCTCGATCGTCCACGGCACTGCAGCGGGCGGCATCGTGACCATTGCTGGCCCATCGGTGCAGTTAATCAATCCCACGTATGCCGACTTCAACGGCGTGTCAGTGATCCAGACGCAGCTCCTGTTCGCGCCCACCAGCGCGGGCAATAACGAGATCACCATCACGACCACCTGATGCCCACCCCGCGAGGGGTAAAAGCCTGTTGACCGTGGGCCGGGCATACCAACGGTTATTCCTATCAACGGTCAATGAGGTTTCACCATGTTTGAATTACGCGAGCAAGATACGTTTTCGTGGCCGGCAAAGGCCAAAGTCCCTGTGAATGGCCAGTACCAGACTGTCCCGTTTGACGTGACGTTCAAGGTGCTTTCACAGCCGGAAATATCCGCGCTGATTGGCGAGGACGACCCCGGCGCATCGCTGCGCGTGTTGCGCGAGGCGCTGATCTCGTTTTCTGGATTCCCGGTGAAGGATATCAACGGCGAGGAAGTCGAGGACCTGGAGGAGCGCAAGGACATCATTCTCAGCAAGCCCTTTTTCGTCAACGCGATTTCCGAGGCGTGGGCGTCGGGCATCTCGGGCCGTCGCATAAAAAACTGACGGGCGCTGCCGCGTTCCTGGTGCGCGGTAGCGGTGAGTGCAAATCGTTCGAGGACGACCTGGATTACTGGGGCATCCCAGACGACAAGAGGCCGGAAAAGCCGACAGAGTACGGCGTCATGCCGGAGAACTGGGACGCTGTTTGTCTGTTCCTTGCGCTTCAAACGCAGTGGAACGTCACGCCCAGCGGTACACGTTCCGGCCTCAACTACACCAGCGTGCGGATTGTCTCCAATTTGCGCGGACTCAAATTAACGCCGGAGCTATTCGCGGACATTCAGCTTATGGAAATCACCCTGATAAATACCGAGCGCGAGCATGTCAACCGGAAGATTTGATTACGAGCTGCGGGCCAATGCATCCGGGTTTACCTCCGAAGTCCAGAAGGCAGAGCGCTCTGTTCAGCAGTTGGACAAAGCGCAGAAGGGCGCCACGGATTCGTCGGAAAAGTGGAATAAGGCGGCGACCGCTACTGCTGCCGGAATAACCGCTGTGGCGGCTGCCGGCGCGCTGGTATTGCGGCAGGTGATCAAGAACACCTCCGAGCAAGACAAGGTAATGGCGCAGCTCAACGCCACACTGAAATCTACCGGGGGTGTCGCGGGCAAAACAGCGACAGAGCTTGCAGCCACCGCATCCGCGCTCCAAAAGGTCACTACCTACGGCGACGAGGCCATCATCTCGGCTCAGTCCCTCCTGCTCACCTTCAAAAACGTCCGGGGCGATAACTTCGACCGAACGACCCGCGCCATTCTCGACATGAGCACGGCGCTCGGCACTGATCTCAAATCCTCCGCATTGAAACTCGGCAAGGCGCTGGAGAATCCCACAAAAGGCATCTCCGCACTGACCCGCTCCGGCGTTTCATTCAGCGAAGCGCAAAAGGACGTGATAAAAGGACTCGCGGAAACCGGGCGACTGGCCGAAGCGCAGACCCTGATCCTTGCCGAACTGGAAACCCAATTCGGCGGCTCTGCCGAGGCAGCGCGCAACACGATGGGCGGGGCATTGCTCGCGCTGCAAAACTCCTGGGGCGACTTGTTTGAAGTCCAGCAAACCGCCTCGCAGGGCATGACCGATTCCGTCAATGCGCTGAACGCCACCATATCGGACCCCGCATTCAAGGCCGCGATGGATACCGTGATTCACGGCCTGATCGACATTGTGAACTGGTCTGTCAAGGGCGCGGCTGCTCTTGTCTATATGTTCGGCGTCATCAGCGGCAGCAACAAGCAAACACTGGTCGACTTGGGCGATGATATCGGCGCTGCCACCAAGAAACTTGAGGCGATGGAAAAGCAGGGCCGGGGTAATGGTCTCGCAGCGCAGAAACAACGGGCGCACCTGAAAGACCTGCAAAAGCAATACGACGAATTGGCCGCGTCCATCACCAAAGCCAGCAAGCCTGTAGAGCAACTCTCTCCCATTCTCGTAACCGCAGAACAGCGCACCGTCAAACTCACTGCCGCAAATGTCTCCCTCGCCAAATCCTGCGATACCGTCGCCGCTTCTGTGGATGACCT